TCAGACAAATGTTGGAGATATTGATCTTGGAACTTCCGATCCACTTTATGGAGATAACAATAGAACAGTTCCCAATAAGTGGAAGGTTCAATCATTAAAAGATAATAATTGGGTAGACTTGTTTTCATTTAACGAGGGTACAAAAAGATCAGACGGAACAAATGTAATTAAGCATGATGGCTATGTAGAGTTATCTTATGGATTAATCGTTCCAAGCAAGTATAAAGACATGTTTATTTACGCAGAGACTCTCCTGTCTGAAACATTAAAGCCAATTAAGGCAGTACACGGATATGCTTATTTAATTAAATCAAGTGTATCAGATATTGGTGTTTTTCATATCTGGAATAAAGACAAGTGGGAATTATTTACTCCAGTTTATGGTTGGCAACTAGAAGAAGAGACGGTTGATAGACTGACTAACTTTGTAACAGATCTAACAAGCCCAATAGCCTACACCTTAGCAGCAGATGGAACTCAAAAATATAGAGAGTTTGAGTATCTTAAAGGAGTTCGTATTGTTGTTGACAACATGGTAAAGGCAAATTCTTCATTTGATCTAATTGAAATTTCTCCAAGACTTACAGTAAACTTAACAGACAAGGTTACAGATATCTCTGTAAAGAAGAGTGCATCAGATTTAGGAACTAGCGGTATGCCAGTTGGACAACTCTTGGCTTCAACAGGATCTTTGAGTCTTTTTGATTATGATGATTCTTTTAATCCAAATAATTCTTCTAGTATAATCAATAACTATATAACTAGGAATCTTCAAATAAAGATATATGACATTATCGTTAATGTAGATGGGTATGATTATTTTGTTCCAATTAAAACAATGTACTCAGAAGGCTTTCCTACACTGGATAATAAAACAAAAAGAGTTGAGTTAAGTCTGCGTGACTTATACTTTTATTTTGAATCAACGCTAGCACCACAAACCCTTTCTACTGGAGTATCTTTAAGTTCTGCAGTTTCAATGCTTTTGGATTCTATTGGTTTTTCAAACTATGCTTTTAAGCGAGTTGCTGGCGAAACAGAAATCACAATCCCATATTTCCATATTCCACCAGAAACAAGTATTGCCCAAGTTCTGCAAGATTTGGCGGTATCAAGCCAGACAGCAATGTTCTTTGATGAATACAATAACTTTATCATGATGAGTAAAAACTACATGATGCCTACAGAATTACAAAGAGCAACAGATATAACTCTCTATGGATCAGCAGATTCTGAAGATACTGGGGTAGTTAGAAACAGCCAAACAAAACCCAAACTTGCAAACATTGCAGAGATTACTACACAGGACAATCAACTATATAATAGCGGTAAGATTACTTATAGTTCAAAATACATTCAAAGATCTCTTGGTAGCATTAAGCAGGCTAGTTTAATTGATAATGAACAGTCTTGGATATATAAGCCAGTCCTATTATGGGAAGTTTCTGGCGAGAGCAATACAAAGTCTGTTAATGGTGAGGTAGGAAACCAATCCACATATGTTCTTAGTGCTATACCACTTAACTCAGATCTATCAGACACAAAGCCTTTTGTTTCAAATAATCAAATAAAAAATAACGTTATGGATTTTGGAGAAGGAGTTTATTGGATCACAAGATACAATGGATACTTCTATGCCAATGGAGAAATAATTAAGTATGATGCTGTTGAGTATAGCGTCCCAGGTGTTGGAAATGTTTGGATTAATAACGTTCAAGAGTATGAGTACTACTTTGCTAAACTTCCATTTAATGGAAAGATATATCCAACAGGCCTTGTAAGAATTTACTCTGAACCAAACTATGAAGAGGTTCAGGGGGTTTTAAGATTAAAAAATGGAGAAGTTTCTAAGCATGGTAGAGGACAGTTTGGAACAACACCTGTTTATCATGTTGCTGGATTAAACCCATATTGGGCAGATAATGCAAATGTTCGTGGTTGCACAATGAGAAGTGAGTTTTTATTTAATCCACTAAGAACCACTACTCTCACCAATGTAAATTCAACGGGATCTACTCTTACAGTATCTTCTACCTCTTCTATTTCAGTAGGACAACAGTTGACCATGCTTAGTGGAACTGGAAAGTTATCAACAATACAAAAAACTTTAGTTATAGCAAAGCCAACAGAGACAACTTTGCTAGTTAGTCCAGCGCCTACCACTGCTCTTCTTGACGCAACTATTTATTTTGAGACTCTAGTTCCAACAACGATTGATGCTCCAGCAGGAATTAATAACACACTGGCTCAGCAAACAACAAGAAATGGAATTATTAAAAACTTCTTTGCTTCTAATTATATTGAAGATTCAAAAGTAAGAGCAATGCTAAGTACTCAATCGGGAACTCTTCAATCTTCTGCTTTAGTCATGACTGGACCAGGGTTTACAAGTACAGAAAAGCCTAGAGATTTTGTTTCTTATGTTTATAAAAAATTAACAGATAAGTTTACTCATTTTGGAACCAGAATTAGAATAGTTGGAAAAATTGAGAATGACGCATCTCGTGGACAAACCCCAGTAGGATCTACAGCATATTTTGTAATCCCAGGAACAACTCCAGACAAAGATATTAGTATCATTGGCGGTAGTGGTGGAATGGCAGTAATGATTAATCCAGAATCAAATAGTGGATATTATTTTGAAATTGTAGCCCTTGGTTCAAGTTCTTTGACTAGTGAAGAACAACAGAATGTAAACAACTTGCTATTCTATAAAGTAGGGCAATCAGGCACAGACGCTGTTCCAACTATTCTTTGGCAAGGACTTGCAAATGTTATTGTTGATGATGGAAAGTTTACTGGTCAATATAGAATGGTTACTGAAGAAAATCCAACAGTCTATGATCTTGCTGTAGAGTATCAAGATATTGGAAGTTTTAGAAAGTTCTTCTTGTATGTAAACAACAACTTGGTAGCCACGGCTATTGACGAAAACCCTATTAAAGCATACAATAATATGGCATTATTTACTCGTGGATCTTCCAGGGTAATGTTTGAAAACATCTATGCTATTACTAATAACTATAGTCAAAACACTGCTTTTGCCGTTAATACCCCAATCAATTCTATTTTTGGAGACACAGAAATAAACGTAAGTGAGTCTTTGAGAAAATATGCAATGAGTGGAGCAATCCAATCTACCTATCTTTCTGGAATAAGTTCTTCATCCCCACCCTCATATAATATATACTTTGAAGAGTTTGGCAGTATAATGAGAGAGGCAGCATCGTTTAATGTTAAATATGATAAAGCCTACCCAGCGCTTTACGCAAAGATGTCACCAACTTTTAATTCTATAAAAGGGTATACGGTTTCAGGATTTAGAGCAGGTTCGTATGGGGCAGAGTTTATGGTATTCAACGCAACCGACACCGCTTTAAGCCTAGATGAAACAACGGGTAACTATTTAAGAATTCAAGGAATAACGTTTACACAGCAATCAAATAATGATTTAACTGTTGACGAGTATTTTTCAAAGAACTCTGACTTTACTGATCCACAATTTGTTGGCTCAACGCTAGTGTCTTCTCCGTTTAAAATAAAGAAAGACTACGAAGACATTAAACTAAGCAGACTAACCTACGGAGTAAAAGACTTTGCTCTAACCGTCCCTTACCTTCAAACAGCAGACGATGCAAACGATCTTATGAAGTGGATGGTTTCAAAGGTAATGAAACCAAGGAAGTCAGTCGGAATAAAGATTTTTTCTAACCCTACTATTCAATTAGGAGATATTGTTAATATAGACTACTTTGAAAATGGAATAGACAAGGTTGATTCAAAAGATAAACGCTTTGTAGTGTATAATATAGATTATTCAAAAAGTTTGCAGGGACCAAGCATGACCATTTACGTAAGTGAGGTAGCCTAATGGCAACTGACGCAACACCAAACTCTTTTGCTATGAGTGCAACCGAGCAAGCATTAGCACAAGCAGCAATAAAAATAGCCACACCAGCCCTGGTAGCATTAGGCAGTCCAACTCTAAACATAGAGTACATGACAGACCTAATCTTTGAAGACATTGGTGGACAAGAACTAATTAATATCTCAAGAGGAGATATTATTAATGGTCAAAATATCATGTACCAGCCAATTAAAAATTTGACAAATATTCTGTTCCAATATAATCCACAGAATATATTAAAACTACAGGATACTTCAGCAACATACTTTAAGAATTTTCCAATAAGACTTGAAACCAAGATCCCCAATTGTGGAACTGGGTTTGCATATGTAAGTGGACAGAGGGTTGACAACTGCAAGATAGTTTATATGGACAAAGATCCAAACTCAATCACTTATGGAAGCATTATTATAGACTTAATCAATCTTCAATCAGATGAACAGGTAGAAGTGCAGGTGTTGTCTTCAGGGGCAATACTTAGTGATACAATATACTAGGGGAAAAATATGATAACTAACACTGGCAAAAGCATTATAGCAAAATACCTTGTGGGGCAGGCACCAGCCTATGCTTCTTACATTGCCATTGGCTGTGGGCCAATACCAATTAACTCAAATGCTACTCTGGGAGACTATTCTTCAAAAACTTCATTAGACTTTGAAATGTTTAGAGTTCCAATAACTTCACGAGGTTTTATCAATGAAGATGGAGTAAATAAAATTGTATTGACAGCAGAACTACCCACAGAAGAAAGGTATGAAATTTCTGAGGTAGGACTATATTCTGCTGGATCAAACCCTTCAGTTGGAGCATATGACAGCAAGACTGTCTATATATTTAATGATTCTGAAGGTTGGGAATATCACCCACAGAACAGTACGCCATCAACCATCTCTTCTATATTTGTTCCAATCGGAGGGGAGAGTGGATTAATCTCTGGAGAATATCCAATAAACACAACAACAAGAGCGTACGATTCTAACGGAACATTAACAAAACTACCCGTGTTTAAAACAAGCGCAGACAATAAAACTTTTACTGATGAGGTAAGAATTAACAGATATGAAAGATCTAGATTTTTAAATAGCGTAATTCTTATTCAAGGAGATAACTCAGGACTATCTGTTGAAGTAGATGGAGGAATTAAAAGACTTAAGGTTCAGTCACAGTCAAACCACATTCACTTAACTGGAGCAAATTTAGACTTTAGCAAGAACGCCCCTTCAGATGAATTAAAACTAGCATTTTCTATAATAAGCAAAAGTCAACTAGTATCAGCACCAGCCCCAGATCGTGTTAGAATACTTTTTGAGTTTGCATCAAGTGATATTCATGGTGCAGGACAATGGGCAAGGTTTGAAGTAGACGTTGACGATACAGCCTTTGCAGCAACTAATCCAACAGAGGCATCAACAACTACTCATAACTTTACAACTAGCAGATATATTACAGTTGCTAAGCAACTACAAGATTTAAGAAAAAGTTCTGGGTTTACTTGGGCCGAAGTCGATGTAGCAAAAGTTTATGTTTCTGTAATAAAAGGAACTGCTCTAGTTAGCAATAAAGCAGCAACTTCTACAACTGTAACTCTAACAACATCCGCAACACACGGATTTAGTGTTGGTGATCAGATACTTGTTAATGGATTAGGAAACTCTGCAAGGTTTGACGGATTGTTTTCAATTACTGAAGTTACACCTACTACTATCAAATATTTTAAAACAGGCTCAGTTGTTGCCTCAACTGCGGTTTCTCCAACAATAAGGATTGAATCTCCAAGTGATGACTACTATGTTGCTTTAGATGCATTTAGATTAGATAATAAATCACAAGCAAACCCCCTATATGGACTTACTGGATATTCTGTTATAAAAAACACTGGGGCAAGAACAATAGTTAAAGATGCAAATACAACTAATTATGTTGAATTTAGATTTGGCATGGATGTAGTCTAATGGCAGACAGTGGCATCAAGAAAGCAATTATTTCAAAGGAAAAATTAGGAACAGTAATCGCGTCCAACGAATATGTTGTTCGATATAGAGTTGTTTCAGAAGATAAAAATAGGGCATCTCATTGGTCCCAAAACCATATTGTGCTTTCCACACCTATTGAGACTGTTCTTGGAAATGTAAGCATCTCAAAAGAGAGCGTAAGCGTAACCTGGCAAAACCCAATACAAAGACCAGAATTTGATGTTTTTGTAGGTTTCAATAATGTTAGCCCAACATGGCATGGATCAACATTAACAAACACTTATCAGTTTATCAAAACAGGAACCCTGCCAGTAAGAGTCATAGTTCAGATAAAGTATACTGGCAATCTTAATAATGGTATATTCTCTAAAGAACTAAACTCTGATTTAGCGGTATATGATTCTGGACAGGTTCTGGTATAATAGAATAACCATGTCAATCATCCCATTACCAGAACGAGGCCAACCACTAGATGTGACCTACATCTATCAACTTGCTAGTGCAGTAAATCAGTTAGCAACAACTACTCCTGCTACAGATAAGCGTGTTCACATTAATATAGGCGGTAGTGTAGACAATAAAAACATTAATGATTTAAGGATTGTGGCTTCCGAAGTTACAATTGCAAAGCAGACAACTACAGCAGGGGAAGAGTTCACATTTCCTATCCCCTACCCATTTGAATTTAGACATAGACCAATCATAACTGCAACACCAGTAAACGTTAGAAATACTCCAGCAGGTAAAAATGTAACAGTTGTTCTTAATGATATAACTACATCTTCTGCTCAAGGAACTGTGCGATTTGGCACAAGCGGAGACCTATCTGTTGCCGTTCACATTCTTATAATGGGCATACCAAATCAATGATCAAGTGTATAAAATGCAGGTCCAGAATGTTTATTGATCGTCAATATAGTTCTGCTATGCACCTAGAAATGTATTGTTTGTATTGTGGATCAAGAAGATTTTTTAATCCACCTCAAAGTACTGCGGAGGGTAGATGGCTACTAAAAAAGGAACAATTGAGAGCGAAGGCTACAATCTCCTCCCTATAATTCCAGGGAATAAAAAAGTTTGGTTTTTAAATGGTAGTCTTGTTAGAATCCATCACTTAAATAAATCTAACGGAATAATGTCTGTTTATAATATTACTAATGATCAAATTGAAAGTTGTTTAATTAGTGATTTTAAAAATAAAAGAGAACGAGCATACACCGTAGGGCAGACTGCTGATTTAGTTAATCGTCACAAAAAGTATATGCCATCACTAATGAAACGAGGAGTCATCCCATTTCCAACGGGATCTCAAAAGGGTGGGGCTAGAGGATTTCAAATAAGATCATACTATTCAGAATCACAGGTAAGAGCCATACGTGATATACTTGCTTCATACCATATTGGTAGACCAAGAAAAGATAAATTAATAACAAATGATATTACGCCTAGCAAACAAGAGTTGACACGTAGAATGGGCGATGGTATACTTACATATACGAGAACTGAAGATGGTCGATTCATTCCAATCTGGTCTGAATCTATTTAACGAAGGGTATGAAGATGGAAAATGATTTAACTAAGGTATCTGTAACACTGGGGTACACACTTAACCTAGGAAACTTTCAATCACTAAGACTTGATCTTGGTATTGTAGATTCTAAGCGTGGTGACGAAAGCACAAACGATGCGTTTGAGCGTGTTTATAAATTTGTTGAAGATAAACTTGCTGAAAAGATTAACGAAGCAAAGTCTGAAATCAACGAGTAATGGCCGAACGCAAAGACCGAATGGCTTTGCTTTCACGCTACAGTAAACACCATACTGCAAAGTATGAGCAAAAGCCATCACTAAATTTAAATGTAGAACAATGGGCAGCAGATGCCCTTATAGAGTCCTACGGCATGCCAATGCTGTATGATTTGCTAGAGCACTATTTTAATGTAGCACAGACACCTACTTGGAATTATTTTGCATACAATGCAGAAAAAATATTGCAGGCACAAAGAGATAAACAACAAGATGACAAAGAGAGAGCAGAGCGTAGACGAATGGCAAAGGAGTGGCTAAGTGAATAATACAGAAGCAAAATTAATCTCTGCAGTCCTTAACGATAAGCAGGTTCACGTTCTTCTCCAAGCAAATGTGGATAACTTACTAAGAACCCACAACGATGTTTGGAACTTTATAAGAAACTATTTTGAGCATAATAAGTCTATTCCACCACTCGATCTTGTTGTAGACAAGTTTAGAGATTTTCAACCCATTGATGGAGTCGGTGCAACAAAACATCATCTTGAAGAGTTACAGTCAGAGTACCTCACTGATAGCCTAAAAGATATTATCCGAACTGCAGCAACCGAGATTCAGACTGGTAATGGTGGGGAGGCTCTTGACCAACTCATTACTAAGACATCTGAGTTAAAGAAAAACACTTCAGCAATCCGTGATATTGATGTAACTGATCTTCAGTCCGCAATAGCGTACTTTGAAAATTTAAAAGAGCAACAGGCT